CGAGATACTGCCCAATAGTGCTTGGACAAAGGACCAGTTTGTGGTGCTTTGTTCAAGTTACGCAGTTGGTCAACTACACGTGGACCAACCTCAAATGAGCGGTTCACTGGCTTGTCGTTAGGTGTAAGAAGAACTACGTTAAAAGCAATACGCTGTGATGGACGATTACCTGTTTCGCAGATTGGGCAACCACGGTCTTCCAACTCACGGATGCAGATGAAAGACTTCTGTCCTTCACGCTCAACCCAGTGCTGGTGCCATGCGGCAAATGGTTCATCTCCCAAGAACTTGATAACTTGCACTTCTTCGCTTACCTTGAGGCGTTGTGCAAATTGTGAATCGGCACTCTTGAGTGCGTCCACTTGAGACCAACCTCCACGGAGCAGTTTACGTGACGTACTTTCTGCTGGTGGCGGTGTATCTACTTCCTCATTCTTTTCTAACTGTGTTTCTTCAATGTCATAGTTACGTGGCATATGTTTGTTCTTTCGTGTTTATTGGGGCCAATTGGCTTTGATGTGTTTTCGGAAACCGTCCCAATCTCCATGATTTACTTCATGGATATTAAAACGCTCCATTGCTTCCAGTAGAAACTCTACCTGCTCTACGCTGTAAAGCCTCCTACCCTTAGAGGATTTTTCTGGAATTTGTTGTTTTTTAGGTTTGGGTGTTCGGTACTTTGCTTTAGGCAACCATCCATTATGCTCCCAAACACGCAAAGTAGATGGACGCTTACCAATGGCTTTTGCTAACTCACCAATAGTAAACATGTACATTTCTTGACCGCCGATAACGTACTTCTTTGCTTTTGCTCCGTTGTACCTATCTTCGGCTTTTGCTTTTACAGTACTTTCCCGATTCTTGGGTTTGCGCCCACCAGGATAGTCCTGCAAATCTTTAAAGTAATCAAGAACGTCTTTAGCCATTACGCTTTAAACGCCCATGTTTCTTTCTCAACATAGAAAGACTGCACTGTAGGAGCAATCTCTTTATTCTTCCATGCTAACGCTACAAGTTTATCTTCACTCAAGCGTTCCACAACTTCTTTTACTTCGTCCCACAAATCATTTTCTTTTGCCCAATTCTCAGCGCTACCTGTATCAAAAGATTTAGAGACACGGCGTTCACGCTTAAGTTCTACTCCAGCAACAGTCAACCACAAGTGACCACTGTCGTCTGGCGTACCAAATTCTTCAACGTATCCGCTTAGTTCTTTTTTCATTTTTTCTACACGTGCTTCAAGTGTAGCAAGCAGTTTCTTTTGGTCTTTAAACTCTGTTGCTAACCTAGCAATGTAGTTTTCATCAACGTCGTTTTGTTCTGACATTTCACACCTCCGAGTGTTGTAAAAATTCTGTTAATGAACTAAGCGTTAGTTCAAACTTACCTTGTGTATCGTAACCTTTATCAATGAACGCTTCATTGATTGCTCGTTTTTGTTGAAGCATTTCATACTGACGTTCTTCAATGCTACCTTTCATAACGAAGGATGCAATAGTAACATGAGGGTGTACTGAAGACAACCTAATGATTCTTGCTTCCCGTTGGTCTAACTTACCAGCAGACCAAGGTAAATCGTACGAGATAAGGTAATTTGCTTGAGGAAGGTCAACACCATAGCCTCCAGCGTCTGAGGATAAAAACAAGCGTGTCTTAGGGTCACTAGTGAACGTTTGTTTGGATTTGTCTTTCTCTGCTGAATTCATGTCTCCTGTAAACAATACGCACTTTGTTAGGTCTTTTGTGCGCTCTGCAATTAAATCAAGATTCTTTTTAAAGAATGAAAACAAAACAACTTTATTGTTAGCATCTTCTTCTAATATATTAGAGATATATTCTACGACTGCATCTAATTTAGGGGTTTCATATGGCTCTGTAACCCATTGCATATCTACTACTTCTTTGGCGTACTTACTGCCTGTGTCATTTCCTGAAGTTACGTACTCATGGGCTGATTTAGTCACTAACGCTGGGTTGTCACAAAGCATACGCAAGATAGTAAGCCTTGACATAATTTGACCCTGTGCTTCGTTGGCAGCAGCATTACCGTTGTAATGGCTCCACAAATCAAAGCCCTTACCATGTGTCTTAAGTGCTTTCTGAATCTGCAACAAAAGGTCATTAGCAATCTGCTTGTAGGCGTTTGCTCCCTTTGTATCAAACTCTACTGGAATCACAGTTGAGATTACTTTAGGAAGTTGGTCTTCAATGTCTTTCCTATTTTTACGCACCATTGAGCGCTCTAATGACTTAGTAAGCAGGTTTAAGTTCCTGTACCTCATTGGTTTGCCAAACTTATCACGAACAATAAATGTCCTGTCAAAGGAATCAAACTTGCCTAATACGTTGGCATCAACGAACTCCATAATTGAAAACAATTCTTCTGGTTTATTTTCAATAGGTTGACCCGTCAAAGCAAAACGATACTGACATTTCTTTGCAAGTTTTTTAATCATACGTGTACGTTTTGCACGAGGAGATTTAATAATTGTTGCTTCGTCAATAACCATTGCTTCAAACCGTAAAGAGTTAAACAAGTGCTGGTCGTTAATAAGTGTCTCTGGATTTACAATGACATACTTTGCACGAAGTGCTGCTCTCCATAAATTCTCACGTGAACGTGCTGGTCCATCAATGACAATCGCTTTGGAGTTAGTGAACTTCCCAATCTCTCGCAACCATTGGTACTTTAAACCTGCTGGGACAATAACAATCACACGGGATATCTCTCCCTGAGCAAATAGTTCTTCTAACGAACTGATGGTGATAACGGTCTTTCCACCACCCATTACAACAGCCAAAAGCAGTTGACCTTTGTCAACCATTTTGTCACGTGCTTCTTCTTGAAACGGGTATAAAGAACCGTTAAAACTCATACTAACCACCAGGGAAGTGCCGATGCTTTAGTAACTGCCACTTCTACTTCTTCGTCTGTCATTTCGCCTATGTCTTTTGCTTTTGTATGTTTGTAATGTAACCATTTTATACCATTACGAAACGGTGGCATCATCGTTAGCAACTTTGAACCAATGGCTTTTCCAGCCTCGTCATTATCTAATGCAATTATCAAACTATCGCATGATGACTCAAGTAATGCAATCTGCTTCTTGCTGATATTTACGCCAAAACTAGCCAAGCATTGTACGTTGGTGTAGGCAGAAGCAAACCTAACTACATCTAGGGGTGACTCAACCAGTATTGCTGTCTTAGCCCTAAACCTATCCAAACCAAATAGTGTCTCTGATTTAGTTACGCCCGTTGGAAAATTGAGTACACCTTTTGGTGATTTTTCTTGCCAACCTAACAAATCCCCGCTTGGAGAAATGATTGGGATAATCCAAGCGTCCTTTAAGGTGTTCCACCTAATGCCATGTTGTTCTGCGGTGTTGATTTTGATGTGGCGTTTTGCCAATTCTTCATATGGTGGTTTACCAAAACTCATGTAGGTTTCCCAATCGGCTACAACTTCTTTCTTTAACTTGACTGGGTTAATAAGTTTATCCATGCCCGTGTTAATCATTAAGTTATAGATGCTAGAAACTGAATCGTAACTTCCAGTAATCTCAGCAACTAAATACGGAAGGTTTCCACGTGCTCCGCATGAGTGACAAATCCATAAGCCTGTCGTGGCATTGATTGACCACGATGGAGACCTGTCGGCTTTACCTGTGTGCTTTTCATGTACTGGGCAACAACCAATAATCTCATTGCCTGTTTCACGGCGAACGTCTACTCCTAATGCTTCAAGAACATCTGGAATACTAGTAATACCAGTTGTCATTGTCATCATTTCCTTGTTCCTCCACCTCTGAGAAGTCCATGTTTGCCCAATCCCATTTAATCCTAACCTCACCCTTTGGTGCTGTACGAGCAAGCACAACACGCAAGATTGCTTGGTCATCAATGTCAGGGTCTGATTCCACACCTACTACAAGGTCGGAGTCTTGTGCAAACGAGGATGTGTAACCAATTGAGTCTGCCGTAATTTGGCGGCTTTTCCTGTTGCCAAGTTTCCAACCAAGAACCTGTGTAGTACCAATAATTGGAACGTCATAACGCTGTGCTAAACGCTTCAATGAACGAGTGATGTTTGTAAGTGCTTGTGGGGAACCTTTTGGCTCACCGTTTTCATCGTCCATCAAGTACACACCGTCAACAAACAAAACATCAGGCTTGTGCTGTTGTAACTTTCCAGCAATAGCACTAACTGTTGTCAAAGATGACACGTCTTCAGACATGATAAATGGGTGCATGTTTTTACGAATTGAGATGGTCTTGCGGATGTGCTCAACTTCTTGACGTGTCAAATCTCCACGCATAATCTTTGTGTGTGAGATATGAGCAACAAGTGCGTCATAACGTGCTGACTGTTCTTCAACGCTCATTTCAAAAGAAATGTACAACGGTACCTTTCCATGATTATGCACAGCATTAGCCATGATGAGGGTAATCAATGACTTACCCTTTTTGGCTTCACCAACGAACGTCACCAACTGCTGTGGGCGCAACCCTGAAGTAATCCTGTCCAACCCAGCAAAGCCAGTGGGAATACCACGAATTGCGTTAGGAGTGTCACGCATCATTTCGTAACGCTTAACACGTTGTTCCCAGTTTTGAATCAGGTCAAAGTCACGCAAACGTGAAACATCTGCTGAGGCTGTTTGAATACCTGCGGAAAGTAATTGAAGTGCTGTATCTGTATTGTTGCTGTTCAGTGCTGGTACTGCAATAGCCAAAGTTTCTACAAGTTTTGCGTGCTTGTAAGACATAAGCATCTCATCAATAAGGCTTGAGAAAGGCTCACGACTAGCATCAGCAAGTTGTACGTCTGCATACTCTTGTGCAAAAGCACGCTCACTTGGCACAGCGTTGTACTCACGCCAGTAATTAAGTACCCATTGCCATACGTTCTCCCAGTGCTTGGAGAAGTGTTGAGATTTGATACCTGATTCAATTACAGGAACGATTTCGTTTTCTTGAATTACCTTACTAAGTAATAAATGTTCTGCGCTTGCCATTATGCAATCCATGCTTTCTTTGGGTCTACCACATGTGAACGTATGCCAATGATAGAGCCTTGTTCCTGTGTTTCAACGTATATTGTCCGAATTGAACGTTGGAACTTTAAATCATATGCAAGTTCTTCAACGTTTTTAAAATACATTACTGCTACTGATATTCCTTTTCTTGTTAACCATTTGTCTATTGCTTCTACTGCACCTGGGTCAATGAATGTGTAAACATCCGTTGCAACTCCTAAACGAAGTGCACTATCAAACATTGCTTTCAATGGAAGGTCATTAGGTTTCCATTGATTTATGTACTTGTCCCAGTTCTCACGTTGCTTGTACAAGCGTGACGCAAGTGACTCAGGTTCTGTTGCAAGTACCCCCTCAAAAATTACACCCTGTCCTCGTTGAGTGTATTCCCCAATGTCATTTCCCTGCATTTCGTTGGTCCGTTCCTGCTACTGGTACAAGCCTACATACCGATTGCAGTATAGACACAAAACGTTCCCCATAACGAACTGCAAGTTTTTTAGGGTTGTAAAGACTTGTAACAATTGTTGGCAATTGACCGTTAACACGTTGAGTAAGCAGTGTCATGATAGAGCGACGTGTGAATTCAGAATCGTTCTCATCTCCTAAACCATCCAACACAACAATGTCATAAACAGTGCGAATGTACTTTGCAAGATAGGCAGATGAGTATTCTTCTGGCAACTCACCATCGTTGTGCATCTCGTCATACATCATTTCAATGTAGTTTGTTACTGGAATAAAGAAGCCACTGCATTGATTGTTTGTTACAGCCTCTTTGAGCAATGAAATTGCAAGGTGTGTTTTTCCAACGCCAGTGCCTCCAAACAAGTACAAGCCAGTACCGTCTGTAATGTTTTGTTCCGCATTTTTCAACCAGGTTGTAACTGCGTAGTGAACATCAACATCTCCAATGCTCTTGTCATAAGAAGCAAGGGTCAAGTTTTCGTAACGCTTTGGAATTTTAAGATTCTTCAAGCGCTCATCAAGCGGTCTGTTTTTCCAGTACCGCTGTCCTTTCCATTCTGTTGTCATTTTCCTGTCCTAATCTCTAACTGTTCTGGTGGCATAGGGTACATCTCAACGTGACACTGGTTCAACATGAAATGTGTGAGGTATGAATCTACATCCATATAAATCGTTCCACACATTTCGCATACGTGCATTTCAAAATCAAGGTCTTCTGTTTCATGAGTTAAGAAGTACTTGACCAAGAACCAAGCAACAATAGATTTAAAAAACTTCCTCATTTCCACTCCGAAACATCTGAGTCTGGAGAAGACAATGTAACCCACCTAGTTAACTCATCTACTTTTTGAATAAACACTTTCCATGTTGGAATGTTTGCAGCAAGTGGTTTTTCTTTAAGGTCTGTAAAGAACTTGTCAATCATTTTGTAAATGTCATCGTAAGATACGCCGTTGTCACGCAACGTAGTGAAGCATTTCATCATGGCTGGGCCATTTACCTCTCCGCTCATTTTGAACGGAATGGAGTGCTTGTAGTGGTGCATCAGACCAAGTTTGGTCTTCCTTGCGCTTTCCGAAACTTTCATAATTGGCTGTTCAGGGTCACTGCCCAAGCCCTTACCCCAGTCGCTCATTTGTTCTCCAATAACGTAGGGTCAATTTCATATCCTTCAGTCTCATCCTTTTCTTTTTCCCTCTTATAAGAGAGATTCTTCTTTTGGTTATTCTTGTTATTAGTTATTCTTGATTGGGTGTCACGGGGGACACTAGGGGTAGTGTCAATGGTGACACCACCTGTAGTGTCAGGCTGGACACCACCTAGTGTCTGCTGTGACACTAGGGTACTGTTAACAATCTCTGGATTGTCAAAGCGTACAATGTAACGGTTACTGATATTGCCGTTCTTGCCCTTACGGTGAACCCTGATTAGTACCCCACAAGAGATGAGGCGATTCATTGCACGGATAACCGTTGACCGTGAATACCCCGTCATCTTTGCAATGTGATTATAGGACGTGGTTAACTCTTGGGTATCTGAATCCATATACAGTAGTATTGTTAATAATACAACTTTTGCGATACTGTCTTCGCCAAGATATTTGAGAACCCAACGTGGAAACGCTAAGAACGCTCCACCAAACTTATTCTTTGCCATGCGATAATGCTCCTTGTCTAGTGCTACACTTACTCTTGGCGAACTTGTCCGAACGCCAATTCAGGGTGTGGGCTTGGGAGGTCTTTACCTCCTTTCTTACCTCCCAAGTCCCCCTGATACTTTATTTGCTCCCGTACTTGGTAAATGGGTCAATCTTATTTGCAAGATTGATTGCATCATGATTACTCATGCGTACTACGCATGTTGTTTGGTCTTGAAAAACAATTACAACTGTTGCACCGTCTTGAGCATACACAGGTTCAACATACCCAATTGGCTCTACAGTATCTCCAAGAAGTGCTTCAATAAGTTTTTCTTTTGTAGAAAAATTACTTGGCGTAAGACCTTGCGCCTTTGCTTGTTGGTCAAGTGTAGTGCGTGGCATCTTTTCATAGTCCTTAGCACTAAGAGGTGGCAACACATCTTCAGCAGGAACTGGAACAGTGTCGTCAATCAAACGAAATGGTGCTAACCCTTCAGTCAAATCCAATACTGTAAGACCTTGGTCAATCATTGCAGTTACTTCACGTTCTGCATTTGGGTTTTTTTCATCCCAAAGATAAAGCACAGTTGCTTTAAGTTTGCGAGCAACATCAACCAAATCAATCGTCACATCC